ACTCCATGCCAACATCCCAAGGTGATGGTCGCCAACGATTGTGACTGCCATACGGTCTTTGTGTTTTTGCGCTTTGCTTTTCTTGATCGGCTTTGCCAAGCCTTTGAGGTCGTCTTTTAAGCCTTGCTTGAAGTGATCCAACGCGACTTGCAGTGCGTGTTCTTTGTCAGACTGGCTCTTAACCCATTGGCCGACCGGCTTCCCTTCATCGTTGTAGTAGGTCGATACGCCCTTCACGCTGAAGCCATCAGGGACAGTGTGAATCATGTCGTGAGCAGGCGAGTGGCCTTGAGTGGCGGCCTTGCCCTTTACATTTTTTATGATGTCACGAGCAGAGTATTTTCCTATCCCTAATGTGTCACCAATTTTCTGGTAGCCTAACCCCTCTTCATGCAGAGTGATGACCTTGCGCTGATGCTCAGTTGTACAAAACTGCAATAAGCTCATGCTTATCCCCCCAGTTTGGTGTACTCACTATTCTGAGGTTTGGTTAATTTAACACCTAGATCAATACACCATGCCTCTACTTGTTGCATGAAGTATAACATTTCCCCTCGATCAAGCGCCGAAGTGCGTCGAACCTGCGCCGGTATGTTTGTACTGCCTACCTCAATATCCTCTGTGCCAAGGAACTTGTACTTGACCATCAGCTTTAATTCTTCCTCTGTGCCGGTAAAGCCGCCCTTCTTTTTAAAGTGTCTGAGCATATCCCTAACCCATACATGGAACAGGTCGTTCTGACTTATTGAGCGGCGCGGCTTGTACTCTTTAACCTGCCACGACACTGGCTTGTCCCAACACCATTCTTTTTCGAGGAACGCCTGAAACGCCTTAATTCGATCTTTGACTTCTATCGGGTCTTTTATAAGCCAGAATTCACCCATCACAGAGCCTCTCCCACAGCGCGTCCATTGGAATCATTTCAACGTAACGCATTTTTGCGCTCTGATCGTACTCAGTAAAACCGCCCTCAGTCAGTTGGCCTTTTTCTACAATATTTGCTTTTTCCCAAAAGCGTTTTTTGTACATCCAGCCCATAAACGTCACCTCACCTTGTGTCACGTTTGCAAAGACGTAGGCCATGACGTTAAATTTTTGTTGGTAAGTATTGATGTGGCCTTCGTATGTTGAAGATGGCTGTACGTTTCGTTTTTTGCATTTGACGTCGATAGTGATCTTTCGGCCTCTTGAATACACGACAAAATCGTACGGGTGATTGAGGCATCCCGTATGCGTGAAAGGTAGTTTGTGTTTCATAAGCTCTAAAGCAAACGCCGCCTCGCCTTGCCATCCCGCAATCTGACCAACTCCACCTTCTAGAATTGTGCGTTTGTTATATTTTTCGCCGCTGTAAATGCTAGCAACATTACTCATTTTGTAACCCTCACGCCGTCCATTGTCATGTACTGCCCAAACCGATCGAGGCAGGACTGCCGGTAACTTTCGCTCTGCATGAAGTCGTGGGTGCAATCGTCAAGCTGGGTCCACTTCTTCATCGGTATCTTGCCACTCTCTTTCTCTGCCTCCTGAGCAAACGGACTGCCACCTTTTTGATTTGCCCGTGACAGCCATGAGTTAATAAAGCGGGGCATCCCCCGCTCTGTCTTGCGCTTAGGCTCATTAGAGTCAAGCCATACAGCCATAACGTTAAGCTCCGCAAAAACGTCAACCTCTGGATAGGCGTGTTGCCAGCCTAGAAGTTGCTCGTCTGTTGGTTGCCAGTCTTCGCCGCCCTTAGTAATCATCGTGGTCGTCCTCATCATCTTCTTCGCATTCGCATTTTTGCTGTATTGCCACGTTGCCAAAAACGTCTTTAATGGCTTCTCTGCCACAATAGGTTATTGGATATTTTTCCATTTGCACGTCAATGTAATGGTCTAACTCCTTCGCATCAGGTGCGCTTGAGCAAGCGTGTCCATCGCTGACCATTATGCTGTCAACACAACCAAAAGTTTCAGTCCATCGAAGCTCTTCGTTTTGAGTGCTACGCAACCATCTGTAACGCATAGCGTCTTGTTGCATTTCTTTCTTTTCATAGTAATCCATTTCCCTTCTCCTTTTTTTAGACAATAAGAATCATTAGAGGCGGTTGTTGCCCTATACAAGTATCTAGCTGGTCCATCATTCATACAGTATCAGTGCAGATAATTAACGGCTCTGCCAGACCGCGCCCTTACTACTTGGCAACATAACCACTGTTCGTCCCCGCCTCTAAAGGTCGTAGGAATGATTCGGCTTTCTTGAGCGACTGCACCTGAGACAGCACCATTTAACTAGGCTCGACTAGGCACTCATTTAGGTGGGATAGGTGAGATAGATGTACAGACAGCTAGATTGCTGTACAATTCTTCCTATCCTCTGAGTGCAATCTAAGGATGCCACGAGCGAATCCCTTCCGCAAGTGGTTAGGGGCCACCTAAGACGTGGCCCTTTTTTCATCTCCCTAATCTCTCAAACTCATCCAGTGACAAGTTGAACATCTGGCACAACGTAACCACCCGACTGAACTTCATGTCTTTGTGATGACGCCACCGACTGATCTGCACCGGCCTAACATTAAACTCTTTAGCGAGCTGGTCATTGCTGACGCCTGCCAGTGCTTGCGCCTTCTTGAGTGCGCGTCCCGTACTAGAAAGGGAGGTCTGAATCATCATCAAACTCCTGTGTCGGCTTTGCGGCTTGACGCACCTGTTGCATACCCCTGTTATGCGCATCATCTTTTGCAGTCGTGCTGAGTGACATAAACGTGTTGCCGTTCTTGTCCTTCTTGAGCCACGCTGACAGCCAGAACTCCTGACCATTGGCGTCGGTGTAGTTACCTTTGTAGTCAGGGTGGGTTTCTTTCTCTTTGCGGTCGTTCTTAAACAGTACGCCGCGACTAGTGTTGTCATACTCCATTGGTTGCTAACTCCTTTCTTGCTTGGTTGAATGCGTCGTTGCCCTTGCAGGCCGCCCGCTCCGTGGTTGTAAAAATGCCGCCCTTTGTAGGAGCGCGGAACAACTGAGCCATCGTGTCGTGGTCAATGTCGCCCCAGATACCCGCTAGCGATTGCCAGTCCTCATTTGCGATTGCTTCTTTGGCATACATCACCCAGTCAAAGTGATCGCGGACAAGCGCCATGTACTCGATAAACTCGCCGTCATTCTGCTGAGTGATAGCGTTAGCCACCTCATCAGCACTGGCTATCTCTGTCCCCATCAAATCGCGGTGAAGCAAACTGACTGCCCTGCCGCAAGCTGATGTCTCACAAATTTCTAAACTGCTGGTAGTGTGTAGCCTAGACGCGTCCCTGCGTTCTTCTGCCCAGCCTGTAGAGACAAGCCGGTCGTCAGTATCAAAGACCTTAGAAACCATCACTACGCGCTCGTCGTCTGCTGATACAAGCTCAGTGACTAGCCGGTGATTCGGGTATGCGTCACGGAAATCGGCCACGCGCTTTGCGACCGTCTTGTATTCCTTGCCGTGGATTTTAACGATGCCGTCAGACATTACTGACCTCCTCTGTTTTCGTACTCGTAGCAGTCAGCATAGCCAGCGTTGTACGCCTCCGATTGCCCTTCCTTGTGCTGGATTCCTTCCTCCCAGTCAGTCCAGCCACGAATAAAGTCTTGTTCTGACAGCTCTAAAAAGTCCGCCATCCTCGCTTCCATTACCGCTTCTTGCACATGAAACGCCATCGGCTTGCGAATTGACAGGTTGTGCAGTTGACCAACTAACCCGTCTAGCTCTTGAATAAGCTCTGCCTTGATCGGCTTCGGCTCTACAAATTCAATTGACATAATCTAGCCCCTCTAATGTTGCGCAGACTTCCTCTGCGTTGATGATGTTGTGGTCTTGCCACTTGCACGAATGCACACAAATACCGACCTCTTCAACAAACTCTTTGCGGCCCTCGAACTCCACGGGATAGCGACCGCCGACAGGGTGGTAGTGATCGTCGATTGAGTTTTGATCTACTAAGAGGGTGACGACTTTAGCTTCTGCGTCGTAGTCTTCAGCGCGCGCAGTGACTTCGATTGCTTCAAGTTCATCAACGAACTCGTCCCAATCATCTACCTGCTTGCTGATTTGAATTGCGATTTGCATGGTGTTTCTCCCTTCAAAGTTCCACATGGAACAATGTCAGAATACACCATTTACGATAATTGTGTAACGGTTTTTGTTATTTATTTATCCGTAAGTCCACATTACGGGTGTGGTTGCCCGCATATCAACGTGGACGAAACCACCGCTGTGCGATACACCTATGCCGCCAAAACCCATTGCTAGAGCTTCTTTAACGATCATCATTCTATCCACGCCGTTAGACACTGCTATGTCTGCGGCGATTCCCTGCGTGTGAGTGCCGCCCTTTTCTTTGTTGCGCTCTGCGGTGTGATCTTTTGAGCGATAGCCTGACGTGATGACCAGCGGTCGGTTTACACGCTCGCGTAACTCATCGAGCATGTGAATAAACTCTGGCTTCATGTCATTCTCGCCCGTCTCACGACAGCGAAACTCGCTAATATCAAAATGTTTATACATCAATTCTCTCTTGATACGCCTTTGGTTTTTTCGTAGCTACGCATGGCACCTAAGCCTAACATACCCATGAGTACCGGCATCATAGTCTCTAGGTCTATCAGCGGGATGGTCACTTCGATAGCCAGCAAAGCCAACACGAAGTTAGTAAAGGGTATCACCATGAAGTTGCCGGTCATACCCAATACACAGCACCAGCCGACAGCAGGACGCCATCCAGAAACAAACAGTGACTTATGCGCCGCCTCTACCTTGTTGACCTCTAGCTGTGCTTTAGCAAGCTCCTGCGCGTGGCGCTCTGCCATCGTGCTTAACTCGTGAGCTATGCGAGCCTTCTGGTCCTTGTCCTCGATAAACTTATCAAGCAAGCCAGCGACTGGTCCGATCAGCGATTCGATCATATCAGTCTCTAATTAGCACAATGTCAAAGTTGGCCGTAACGCGCGAATCATTACCGCTGATATTATCAATGCGGATGTCGATGTCTGTCTTCTCTGGGATTCTGAGCGGCGCGTGAAAGTCGTATCGGTAGTGTCCGGAAGTCTCTGCAATGTGAGCGATTCTAAACGGCTTACCAGTTATTCGGTGGTACATCATAATCTGTGCGTTCTTGTTTGAGTCAATGGTCGAGTCGAGCGCCACAAGATAGCCTGTATGGCCCGCTGGGATTGTGTAAACAGCCATGAGTGTTTGTGCATACCCTACGTCTATTTGCGCTACAACGGTTCCTGACGCGCTCACAGTACGTGCTGTAATGTCGCCCACGTTTGCACCGTCTTCGTAGGTCATGCGGAACACGCGAATAAACTGGTTTGTGGTTGTGACAGCAGACGTGCCGGTTAGCGTTACCGTCTCGCTTATCTCGTGGTAGCTAGAGTCTAAACCCTCTAGGGTCAGCACTGCTGTGTCGCTGGCGCTGGTACTTAGGCAGTAGATAGTCTGTGCAGTAGCTAGTGCCGCCCACGGATACAAGCCACCACCAGACCATACACTCTCAGGGTCAGTTGCTTGGTCGATGTCAAAGTTAGCGCCAAACTTATGCACGATCTTTGAGTTAGAGATGGCATCGCGAGCGACGTCGAGGTAGACGTTAGGCGTCGGGTGTTCTGTGTGAAACTGATACACTATTTAAACCAATCAGCTAGAAAAACAGCGCCAACAATAAAAGGATACAGAGCAAAGACAGCGTTACGGTTGCTGGAAATGTCTCGATGCGCGGCATCAACCTTTTCATCAAGTCGGCGAAGCCGTTCCTCACAGAGTTTTTCATGGTGCGCCAATTTTTCAAGAGCTTTTTCTGCAAGTTCCATTATCCTATTTCCTATGTCCGATGACGTATTTTATCACAAGGTCAAGAAAAGATGAGTATCACAATTCCGCTGATTACGCCTAGACACAAAAAAATGCCCACGCTAAACATGAGGTTTTCGCGCATCTCGATCTGACGATAGACAGCTTCCTCACGCTCCTTAGCGACCTGCTTACGCAACTCTCGAAACTCAGTAAGCCCTTGCGCGCCATAGGCGTAGTTAATCATTTGGATTATTTCGGATTGCTGAGATTCGATCTTTTTACGAAGGGCGAAGAGGCGCACGGCCTCAGCCTCAACGGACTTAGAAAAGACTATGCGCTTGAAGGGGGAAACATTCTTTACTTTCTTGTCGGCGTACAGTACATCGCTTGCGGCACCGTACCACTGACCGATTTGGCCCATCACATCATGTGCCTCACGACCCGCCTGTACTAGCGCGACGACCGTTGAATAACATCTTGTGGCAAGAGCCGCCGCTGTGATTGGATCAAGCATAAAAAACCCACCTTAAAGATGGGTCTATTTTACCAT